GACAACCCTGTATGGGTTGAAGAGCTAGCCTGCAGGCATCGTGTTGACTACGATTTGCTGATTAAAAAGTCCGTGATGAACCCTGCCGAGGCGGAGAAGGTTTTAAAGGGGGCCTATGACCGTATGTGGGCGGAACTCGAAACACACATAGAGCGCAAGCCAGGCCAACCGTCTATCACCACGGCAGACGATAAGCGGCCCGCCTGGGCCCCAGTGTCAGATGACGACTTATCAAATTAGTGGTTGACACATTAATATTGTTCTATTAATCTTAGCAGCACTGGCCCAGCAGATTCTGGGAGTAAATGAAAAAGTGAGAATGAGACATGGGTATTAAGCTGAATCTGAAAAATGTGCGCGTTGGTTGGTTGAACGTATTTGAGAAAGCACCGGACCAGACTATTGACGGTCAACTGAAGAAAGGTAAATTCCAGCTAACCGCTTACCTCGACAAAGACGACCCGCAGCTTAACAAACTGGACGCTACAGTGCTTGAAGTGCTGACCGAAGGTTTAAAGTCACCCCGCGCTGCCGAAAAATGGATGGATAAGAACTACGGCTTCGGCAACCATGCTGACAAATGTGCTATCCGTGACCTGGCAGAACGTGACAAGCCAATCGAAGGTCTGGAAGAGGGTATCTACTTCAAAGCGACCAGCCAGAAGCGTCCTCAAATTAGAACATCGACTAACGAGCATCAGACCGAACGGGGGCTGACAGTCGCCGGAGACGACATCGAAGGCAAAGAAGTTTACGCCGGTTGCTACGCTAACATCTGTGTCGAGATTTACTGGTATGACCAATACAAAACACTGCTGGTGAATCTGCTTGGCGTGCGCTTCCGTGAAGATGGTGCTGCGTTCGGCGGTGCGGATGAAACTGCTAATGATGATGACCTGTCAGACGACGATGAGAAGCCATCACGCACTAAGCGTCGTCCGATTGAGGATGACGAAGAGGAAGAAGAGCTTCCTCGCAAAAAGCGTCGCAACTATGAAGACGACGAAGAATAAGCCTTAACGGCACCCAGAGCCCGCCGCGTGCGGGCTTTTCTTTAAGTAGGGATTAACCATGATATACACCCCCGATGATGTCTTTATTGACCACGAATCTTTTTCAGAAGCTGACCTTAAACGTGTCGGCTCTTACGCGTACAGCGAACATAAATCCACCGAGATTCTGCTCACTACCTATGCCTTTGGCGATGAAGCCGTAGAAGCCTACGACGCCACTGCCGGAGGTAAAATACCAGCGGAACTCCGCGACCTTCTGCGTTATCTCCAACGCAAGCCTGGTAAGAAAGGCAATCCGAAACTAATCGGGGCAAACTACCTCCTGTTCGACCGGCTACTTCTCCGTAACTGCTGGGGTTTCGAGATAGACCCGCGCGATATTATCGATACGATGGTGTGCGCATTCCGCCACTCACTCCCCGGCAGCCTGGCTATGCAATGTGAAGTACTGCAGATTGCCGAAGAGAACGCCAAAGACAAGCGGGGTAAAGCGCTCATACAACGATTCTGTAAGCCTACTCCGAAGAACTATAAAATCCGTCGCTATGATGCATCTACGCATCCTGAAGAGTGGAAAGCCTTTATTCAGTACGCTAAATCAGATATTACGTCGATGCGTGAAGTATTCACCGCGCTGCCAGATTGGGGGAATATTGAGTTCGAGAACACTGTCTTGGCTGTAGACCAGCGTATTAACGACCGTGGCTTCTTCGTAGACACAGCCCTGGCTAATGCAGCCATCGACGCGGTAAAACACCACAAGATAGAACTCCAGGCAGAAGCTAACGACAAGTACGGCGCAGGCCTGACCGGTGCGGCTTTCCTTCCGACGCTGCGCGAACTGGCCCCGGCGCACGAAATCCTCAACGCGCAGAAGTCGACGCTTAACGACCTGCTGGCGGATGATGATTTGCCGGATGACGCACGGGTCATTATCGAGATGCGTCTGGGGGCCAGCTCCACGGCATCTACTAAATATAACCCGTTGTTACTGGGCTTGTCTGCTGATGGCCGGTGCCGGGGGACGATTCAGTATGGCGCGGCCAAACGAACCCTGCGTTGGGGCGGCCGTCGATTTCAGCCGCAAAACATTTCCCGCGGCTATTTTGACGGAGATGAACTGGCCCACGGCATCGAAATGCTACTTAAAGGGCGAGCGCATTGGCTTTACGACGTATCCCGCCTTACCGCGTCTACGGTTCGCAGCTGCATCATACCTGAGCCCGGGAATAAGCTGGTTGTTGCTGACTACTCCAACGTAGAGGGACGTGGACTGGCCTGGCTGGCTGGCGAAGAGACGGCACTGGCTACGTTCCTGGCCGGTCTGGATATCTACTGTGTTACCGCGGGTAAGATGTTCGGCCTCGGCCCAGACCTGATTAAGAAGACACGTAAAGACCTGCGTCAAATTGGTAAAGCCTGCGAGCTAGGACTCGGCTACGGAGGAGGTGTCGCTGCGTTCCTGACATTCGCTAAGAACCTCGGGCTGAACCTTTACGAGATGGCTGACGTGATGAAAGGCACATTCCCGGAACACATCTGGGCCGCCGCTAAACGTGGCTATGAGTACGCCCGCATCCAGGAGAAGAACAAGCGCGGCTTTAACGACCAGAAACCTGACCGTCCGTCTTACGACCTGCCTAAAAATGTGTGGCTGACGTGTGACAGCATCAAGCGCATGTGGCGTGAGTCACACCCGGCAACCTGTCGATTCTGGAATGACCTCGAAGCCGCAGCGATGAACGCTATTAAGAATCCTGGCGAAGAGTTCTGGGCCGGCGCAGCGGTGCGGGTGAATGGCGACCGGGCGATTAAGATTACCCGAACCGGCACAGCCCGTAAGCCGGGGTGGTGGTTAAAAGTGGAGCTGCCGTCGGGACGTATCCTGTCTTATCCCGGTATCGGGATATCTGTTGAAAAATCCGTTGAAGAGGATAATGTTGGTGATTACATCGCTCATGTTAAGGAAGGGACAATACACTTGCGCGCTGAACCTAAAGTTACTTACCGCGAACGCATCCGCTACATGGGCGAGAATCAGACTACACGGCAATGGGGTAAGCAGTATACCTACGGCGGCAAGCTGTCGGAAAACATCACACAGGCGCTCTGCCGTGACCTGCTGGCCGTAGCGCTGGTGCGTGTAGATGCTGAAGGCTGGCCTATTATACTCCATATTCATGACGAAGTGGTCTGCGAGGTGCCAAAGACAGAAGAATATTCTGTTGCGAAGCTGGAGGCTATGATGTGTGAATTGCCGTCGTGGGCTAATGGCTTCCCTTTAGCGGCGGAAGGTGCAGAATTAATGCGCTATGCCAAATAGTGTTGTATTACTAAGGTGACAGTGCTAGTATCAGTGCTGTCACCTTTTCTCTATGAGGTTTATATGAAACCACTACTCTTTAAAGTACCTCTGTTCGCTGGCCGCGTCAGGGTATTCTTCTCGCTTGAGGATTTTCACAAGGCAGACCCATCGACCGTATCACGCGACTTCAGAGGCTATGACGCTTTTTTCTGGGAACGTAAAATCGGCTTCTGTATCGTATTTATCAAGTATTCCGAAAGCACGCTGGCGCACGAAGCCGTCCACTGTGCCTGGTCAATCCTGGATAATGCCGGTGTGGTAGTCACGTCGGATAACGACGAGCCTCTGGCGTATCTGGTAGACCGTATTTTCGACAAGGTGCAGAAGCACTATAAGAAGGAATCGGCTAATGACAACACCTGAAGGCGCTATCCAGAAGTACGGCCAGGAGCAACTCAAGAAGCGAGGCTGTCTGGTGCGTAAGATTTCCTACGAAGGCCGCCGCGGGTGTCCGGACCATCTGGTGCTGGTTCCAAAACGAGGCTATTTTAAACCTGAATTTGTGCTGTTCATCGAATACAAGAAAGACGAGAACACCGAACCCGAGCCGCACCAACTCCGTGAACACGAACGTATGCGGGCTGTGGGGGCTGATGTGAGAGTCATTGGCACACGGCAGCAGGTGGATGAGCTCGTTGCCGAGTTATTTCCGGGGGCAGTATGACCGAGTTCACCCGTCGCCCTTACCAAAAACTAATTACGGCGCATATTCTGAAGCACCCGCGCAATAACATTTTTGCAACTATGGGATCGGGAAAAACGTCAAGTGTTCTTTGGTCCCTGAATAAAATGTATCAATCCGGCATCCTCGACGATTGGGACCAGGAGAAATGGAGCGGCGACCGCGTGCTTGTTCTGGCCCCGCTGCGTGTCGCCTCTGGTACCTGGCCGGCCGAGCAGGCACGATGGCAGTTCCCTGCGCTGCGTGTCGTAGATGGCACCGGCAGCCGCCAGTATCGTGAAGATGTGATGCTCAACGACGATGCTAACGTGGTCTGCTGCAACTACGACATCCTGGAATGGCTGGTCGAGTTCTGGGGCGACCGCTGGCCCTTCACGGTTATTGTTGCCGATGAGTCAACTAAGCTGAAGTCCTTTCGTAGCAAAGGCGGCAGCAAGCGCGCCAGAGCACTTGGTAAGGTGGCACACAAGAAGATTAAACGCTTTATTAACCTGACCGGTACGCCCGCGCCAAATGGCCTCAAGGACCTGTGGGGCCAGGTGTGGTTCCTCGACGCAGGACAGCGCCTCGGCAGCAGCTATCAGGCGTTTACCGACCGCTGGTTCGTCAGCGTGCAGGAAGGCACGCACCACGCTGCTAAGTCATATAAACCGCGCTGCGGTGCAGACGACGAGATACATCAGAAGATTGCTGATATCTCACTAACCGTCGACGCCGCAGAATACTTTGGTTGCGATAAGCCTGTAGTGGTGCCGGTTGTGGTGCCGCTGCCGTCTAAGGCCCGTAAAATCTATGACCAGATGGAGAAGGAACTTTTCGCCCAGCTCGAAGCCGGAGAGGTGGAGGCTGCCAACGCGGCAGCACGCACGGCGAAGTGTCTGCAGATTGCTGGCGGCGCGGTGTACGTCACCGGTGACGACGGCGAAGCAAGCCGCGAATGGGAACTGGTGCATAACGCCAAGCTGGACGCGCTGGAGTCAATCTACGACGAACTGAACGGTGCACCGCTACTGGTGGCGTATCAGTACCAGCACGACCTGGCACGCATCCTGAAGAAGTTCCCCGAAGCGGTCGGCCTGGCTAAAGGTGCGAAGGGAAACAAGCAGATTGAAGCGTGGAACCGCGGTGAGCTGCCGATGTTGTGTGTTCACCCCGCGTCAGCCGGCCATGGTTTGAATCTTCAGGACGGAGGGCACCACCTGTGCTTCTTCTCTCTGACGTGGAACTACGAGCATTACGCACAGATTATCGAGCGTATCGGGCCAGTCCGTCAGCATCAGGCCAACCATCCGCGGCCTGTGTTCGTGTACCAGATACAGGCCGAAGGCACTCTTGACCAGGTCGTACAGGCTCGCGTCGAGGGTAAAGAAGACGTGCAGCAACTTTTGATGAATTATTGCAAACAAAAGAAAGAGGCACCACTATGAAATCGCCAACAACGACATCACTAAAACGATTGCTGGCCGAGCGCCTGACCCACCTGCGCCGGATTAAGGAACTGGAAGAAGAGACCGAACGCCTACGGCAGCAGCGTGACGCGGCGAACGCAGTTATCCAGGAACTGAACCGGATTATCGCAGGAGACGTCGAATGAAAGCACAGGACGCATTACAGGCGGCTATCGCCACACTGGAACTCAGAGGTAAGCAGAACGGCTACGACAGCGCACAGGAACGTAGTGCTGCCGATATCGCTAATCTGTTTAACTGGCACACGGATAAGGTGCTGTCTGAGGAAGACGCCTGGCGCTTTATGATTTGTCTGAAGGAAGTGCGACTGAAACGGCAGCGGGAGAACGGAGGGGATATTACGGATACGCTGATTGACCTGATATCCTACACCGCACTGCTGGCGGAATGTATCACAGAGAAGTCTTGAGACTCGGAACGAGGTTAAGGAAAGGCCCCTTCCGGGGCCTTAGTTTTACATAGCTGAAATTATAAAGCACAACAACTCATCATAACGGATGCCGTAGCCATCGCCAGCCGCTTTCAACAGTCTTTTTTCACCTGTTTCACGTTTCTCCTTAACCTTAACTTTATACGTTACGTCTACCTGGCGAGTACCTACTTGTTCCCCGCCCACGATAACAGGTTGGTCGGCTTTTCCTGACACTTCACGCTCAACTTCGACGTCTTCGTAAATGTCTTCAAATTCATCGTCCCACTTGTCGTAACACAGGAATGCGTACATATCGGAATCCAGTCCATGCTTTACCAGCACATCACGAACGTACTGGGCACCAACACCGAAGTGATACCGCGCATTATCCTCACCTTTATCCGCAACTGCTTCCTTAAACTGAAACTTACGCATCATACCTTTAATTTCTAAAGCAGCCTCTTTCTCTGCTTTTTCAATATCAAGGAAGTTTTTCTTTCTTACGTCGGATGTATTAATCGTACCGGTTGAGGCGTAAACCGTATTAAAGCGGAATTGCGGAAGCCCCAGTGTTTTCGTCGCGTCAGTTGACGGGCGGAAGCTGTTGAATTCGGCAATATAACCCGGAGACAGGTTAACACTGATAGCTGCAAGGGTTAAGGTGCCGTTGCCGGGTGTTGCATTGCCCCCCGTAGCTGAAATGCGCGCATCGTAATCAATGTCGTTGCCAGATGAGTGGAAATCTAAAGTTGCGGTCGCCGCGGTGTCCCGACGCCCCATCTCGATATTCCCTTCCTTAGTTACGGCAAACGTTGTTTTATTGCCGTAAACATCTGGCTGGAACAGAATTTGAAAATCTGAGTTAGCCTGGCTGTGGTACGTGGCCACCGAAGGCCAGATACCGTTGGCGTTTTTACCGGTGAACCCGTAGCCGGTTGCACCACGGCTTTCATATCCTTTGTAGTAGTATCCACGCTGCATATAAGCAGTTTCACAACGCTTTGAACCGAGTGTAATTGCGTCATAGCACCATGTGTGCCACGTATCCGTCACCGGGTCGTAGTCAAACTTCTCGTTACTAACGCCGAGCTCAAGCCCCACGGCGGCAATTGCGTGAGAATTGGAATCCATAAACACATTCGCATTCATGGCCCACGCTTTAGTAAACGGGTTAATGTTAACCCCCGTCCCGTTTGCGGGTGTTACTTTTGCGTGACTCGTCGCCAACCCATCGGCAAAATACCAACCCTCTACGGTAAGAGACAAACCGTCTGTCGCCCAGCCAGTGAGAATGCCGGAGTATTTAGTAGGCGTATGTTTCGTGTCAATCACCATGCCTGTGCGCAATTTCTTAAGCTGGTCCGGGCTTAAGGCGGCCGCAAAAGTAACCGAAGTTGGCGTATAAGTACCTGTAGTCGTTGACCCAAGGATTGCCGGTGCGTAGTTTTCTGCGTGCAGACCAACTGAGTCGCGGTCGACATAAGTCGCAATCTGGTCAGGAGCAATTACCCCAAGAACCTGCGCCGGAGCTTCGGCACCACGGTTAGCACTAACGCTAAACGAACAAGCACCGTCCAGAGTCCCGTGGTGCATAATATTGTTATTTCTTACACCTGGGCGGAAGATACGTCCGTTCAGGTTGTTTGGGTTAACAAAAGTCGCCCCGGCGTCGCAAACCCAGGATACTGTCCGGCCGCCCGTATCTACCACAGAACTGAGCAAATAAACCCCAGCAGGGACTAAAACCTCGCAGAAGGGTGCGTGTGCAACCGGCGCATAAACCGAAGGCGCTAAATCTTTAGCGATAACAGCTTTAGCAGCTAAAGCGAAAGCGGCAGAATCGTCGGTAGAGCCGTTGCCGGTTGCGCCGAAATCTCTGACCGAAATTGATTCGGCGTTTTTATCGTGCTGTGTTCGGGCCACAGACGTTGCGAGTGTCGATTTAACCCCAACTAAAGCATCGCCCAGGCCCACGGCAGCGGTGTTTAATAAATCGTCGCGTAGGTTTGGGTCTGTGCGGGGTCTCCAGTTTGAATCGGCTAGCGGGTTGGAGCCCGCGGGGATTGTTTTTGGTAATGCCCCCGCCCAGGAATACCACGCTTTACTAACACTGTCGTAAACCACTTTGTTGGCGTCGTTTACACCGAGCACACCTCCGGACTGGAAGGTGAAACTGGCAGGCTCAAAACCAACATCACGCAGGATAGCAGGCAAAGTTTTTTGCACCTGCCCCGTGTTTTGGTTCGTTGCGTAATCAATATCAGAACCGGAGGCAAGGCCGCCGGACTTACCAGTGATAACCTCCGCCTCAAAAATCTGGTTAGTCTTTGCTGTTTTTAAGTCTTCAAGTGACAAAACGTCACCGCATCCGCTAGCCATGTTGTACCCTCTTATAAGAAACCACTGCTGAAACCTTCGGAGAATGCGTGACCGAAAGGTGACACACCGTCATACGCGTAATAATCATCTGTGTAGTTATACCCGGTAATCTTAACTGTTCTGTCGCTTCCGGGCTCTACTGTGGAAACAACTATCATCTGTGCATTATGCCTTTCTTCACTTCCAAAGGAAAATTCTGTTTTTAAAGCACTGTTGCCGGTGTAGATAGCTTCTTGCGGCGCGGAGGTCATTATCACCGTGCGGTCGTTGTGCCCAGGGACAACCCCCACACTTTGCACAGACCCATCCCTGCGTTTAAGAATTATTGTATGCTCGTCACCAGGAGTAAACTCTACGTTCTGGGACAGAACCAAAGTTAACCCATCAACGGCAACCACGTATCCGTCAAAAGGAGAGACACGTGAACCTTTAACCACGCTAATAGCACGGCCTGGTCGGGCAAAAACACCCTCTTCCATAGCGGTAAACTCAACGGCAACACGGTTAAGGTTATTACGCTGAAATCTTCGATAGGCCGCCCAGTACGCTTGCTGGTAGTTTCGAATACCCTTTGAGTCGTAAGTTTCAGTCTTTAAACCGCCAGTTGCGGGGATAGTTATTGTCTCTTTAATATTAGTCTTGGGGTCTATGTAGCTAAATTTCAAAGAATCATAGCGGTCTTTGGTATTGAAATTACGGGTCCATTTCTCCCCTGGCGCTTTGCTTCGATGTGTAAATACCATCTCAGGGCCTAATCGAGGTCTGTCGAAGTCGAGAAGAATCGCGCTGCCTTCACGATACGGCTTGCAGAAAATAGCGTCGCTAATGATGCTTATCATGTCCTGCATCGTAGCGTCATAAGAGTCAAACGTGTAACAGAATTGACCTGCTAACGCCGAACCAAAATAGAATTCAACTTCATTCTGAACCGCAATAAGCCGGTCCATGTTTTCGTTTGACAGATTAAGGTTACCGCATACGGGGTCCCGCAGAAGCCGTATTAACGACTGTATCGCCTGCGTATTGTTAGTTAAGTTAGTATCAAAAACACCGCCACCCAGGTAGCGATAAATTTTCTCGGTAACAACCAAAGCAAGCTTCGGAGATTTTATAGACGTCGCCCGCGGTGTCTGGCGGCGCGCAGTATGAATTGTTGTCCGGTTGCCGTAGTTATTCGTATAGTCGGGCGTCTGTCCATAAAGATTATCGAAGGACACACTGTCTACTACCTGACCATTGAAATCAAAATCTTTGTTAGTAAGTCGCCTGGTACGGGCGCGGAACGCCGATTCAACCGGCAGCTCACCAATGATAGTAACACCTGTCTGGTCGCTGGAGCGTCCGGAAATATTGCCGGTGCTTTCGTACACAGGGCCATAAGGCGCTCCGGAATCATCAACAGCCTGGTACTGCAACAAGATATCGACCGAAGCTCTTTGCTTCGCCGATTTCCCGCTATCGCGATACATACCACTGCTAGCGCCGTAGTTAGCAACGACTCGTTTACTTTTAACAAGGCTGATGGTAAACCAGTCTGTAAATGACTTTTCGACAAAATTAACAGGGCCTATAGAGCCTGTATTAGGTTTTAACTGTGCGCCGCTGCTGGTTATCGCGGCCCATACACTCATATTGGTGGAAACATCGATACTGATATCCACGCCACTCACACTCAACACCACATAATCTCCGCTCAGGTCTATTTCACCTGGTAAAGAAGCAGGGTCTGTCTTTATATTAAACAAACGCACACTGTCGCCCGCGGACATGTAATCAGAGAAACCAGAGTCCCCCGTGGGGTCCGTTATAGTGCCTGTGGTGCCGATGCGCGTAGCGTATGACGAATCAGCAGTTGCCGCGTTTAGCTCGTTATTGGCTTTAAGTTCGGCACCATCAACTTCGTTAGAGACAGCCGTAATGTAAAGATTCTCGGTAATAAGGCCACCTATCTGAACCTGAGGTGAATGGCCGCTGTTAGGCGAAGTGTATGGTGCGTACACAGCAGCCGAAGAGCCTCCGATTTCAGCAAGTAAGGTGTCTCCGTCAGTAATACCGGAAATGGGTGTATCGAGGGGGCCGCGGCCCACGTCATAATACCCATACTCAATAACATTACCCGCAGCATCATATTTCTTATAGACCGTCATCAGGTCGTTCGGGATACTCTGCACAGTCCCGCAGATGTCATAGGTACGCTCATAAGGGCGTGGCTTGTTAGACCTGTCTGTGAGGCTGTTGTTAGGGCTCTGGCCCTGCTGGTTACTGGCAATGCCAGATGTTGCCGCCTGGGGGCTAATCAGCTTCTGGATGAGCTTAGTCACGCCTAACGGGTCGACGAAAAGCTTGAAGGCAAAGCTGTCGGCAAAGCCACCACCAACGGACTCGACAACGAAGAATTCTGCCTCCTCTTTCAGGGCGTCAAAGTCTTCCGTCACGTCGTTCTCTTCACCGATAGCTTCGATGTAAATCTGGAAAGGCGTACCGTCAGGAATGTGTTTAATAACAAATTCCATTGGCGACATACGGTACTTTTTGCGGTCGAAGCCGCCTTCAGCATTACGTGCCAGGTGGTGGGTTATCGCCAAAATTCAATCCTCGGATAGCGTTTACGAATATCGGTTAATGTTTCAAGTTTAACCTGTTTCGCTGCACGTTCACAGTGGCTGATATAACCGTTGTAGTATACGCCAGAGTGCCAGATAACCCGGCCCCCGTGGTCATAACCCAGCAGTACAGCATCATAGTCCTGCGGCGCGTCTACTTTAACCAGACCTTTACTATCAGCGTGGCCTGCGTCGAACATATCCTGTGCTGCCGTGGGGTAGAGCACGTCGAAAGCAGGAGTGTCGATTCCGGCGTCCGCACGGACGTTACGGACGTGGTGCCAGCAGTTCCGTTTACGGAAATCATACGGCAACCCGGTATAGTCATTAATATTCATGCCGCCAGAATCCCGCGCAGTAATGGGATTTCCTGCGGCGTCATCAGGATACCGGTCTGGCGCTCGTTAAGGCGCGGCACGCCGACATCAGCAGTGAATACACCTTTACTCTGGGAAAGCGACTGCAAGAGATATGAAACCGGACCGCGCGCCGGATAACTCAGGTCAGTGCTGACGAAGCCCCGGAAGGTAAACACCGGGGACTCTTCATCTGAAAGAGGAATACGCGCCATCTCTTCATCGAGAAGATTACCAACATCCGGCAGCGTAAATGACGCCTGCTGGTCCATATCGTTGTTATTACCGCCGTCTTTAACTTCCATCGGCACGCCCTCAAACGTCACGTTCTCGCCTGTCTCCAGTGTTGCCGTTAGGTCAGTCGTACCGACTACCAGAAGATAGCGTTTAGAGAATAGTGAGTGTGTAATCTCGACTGTCTCGAAGTCCATCTGACCTTCAGGATTAGAGGCCAGTTTCAGCTTGTACGCTGCTAATACTGAATCTTCACTCATCGCGACATCTCCTTTTAACCAAACGATAAGCTGTTTCTAAGTCTAAACGTGTTCGGGCTAAACTAAACCAGATTCTATGGGCTGTCATTGCATCGGGTCCCAGATTCGAGGAAAGGTCGTCTGCGCTACGCCGTAAGCCTTCAGGAAGCATCCTAGCTGGTCTCCATAGCATCCGAACAGGTCGGGCAGATTAGCCGTCAGACAGGTGTCCTCCTGGATTGCAGTGCGCTCAGCGGTGACTGTAAAAGAAATAGTCCAGTTCTTACCGTCATCGGTGCTTTCGTTAATCGTGCTCGTAATCATAACCTGATGCACAGCAATACCCAGGCCGCTGTCCAGGTACATGTTAAACGAGTCCGCACCCCCGTGAATGTTATTCAGAAAGCTAAGAAACGCCTGCCGTCCGAGGCCAGACGTAACCAGTGTGACAGAGAGTGGCACGGCCTCGAAGTAGATATCCCGCCCCTGCCTGGGAAGCCCGCCAGTAACTTCGTTACGGAAGATATTGCTGCCGCGTGTCGACGAGTAGCCTTTGTTTACTATTGGCTTCAGAGAAACGGGTAGGAATAAATCGCTCATAATTAATGCCCCGGCTGACCGCGGGTGCCGCGGCGCATCTTAGATATGGATGAATTACTATCGCCTAAATCGCTGCTGACAGTCTCGCGGATGATTAAGCGTAGTTTACCCTCATCCATCTGTTCTGTGGTAGCCGAATCAATCTTTCCGGTGGTCTGATTGACAATCTGAATGTCTGGTATGCCGCTGCTTGACTGACCATTCTCGCCCATAATCTGGCGCATCTGCGCAGCGGTTCTTACCCGCGACGCGCCTGCAGGCATGATAACCTCGGGCTGGCCGCGCTCGGCAATAGTCGACATCTGGCCCGCGGATAAGTTACCGCCCTGCTCACGCGCCGAACGAATCTTAGCGACGTTAGCCAGACCCGCAGCAACGGCAGCTGCAGCAGCGATAGGGGCCGCAACCCAACCAACGATAGGGATAGCTGCTGCCGACTGGAACGCGGCCACAGCACCCTGGTAGGTGTTCATAATCGCATTGGCGATGGCGAAGGCTTTATACATCTTGTTGCCTTCACCCAGGGCTGTGCGCAGATTGTCGGTCGTCTCCCCCAGCATTGCCGAGTATTCGGTGCTGCGCTTTTTATTATAGTTACCCGCAATAGCAACCAGAGAGCGTTGGTATTCCTCTTCACTGATTAGACCCTGATCCCGGTACTGTTTGGCGACTTCTTCCTTCTGCTTCTGCTGGATATCGTATAGCTCCAGTTCTGTGGCGTTCTGGCCCTGAATCTGAGCGAGGAAATTATCGCCTTTGTTATCTTTTTCTAGCTGGGCTTTTTTGCGTTTGTCGAGCTCCTCCTGGCGGGCAGTATCCGCCTCAAGAACGATTTGTGTTTTGGCGTCCTCGTATTCTTTCTGAGTTATAGCGCCCTGCTCATTTAACTCTTTTGCATTCTCAAGACGTTGGGATTCCGTTGCTTCGATAACCTTAAGGCGGTCAGTCGACGAACGCTGTACCAGGTCTAAAAAAGCATCGCCCTGTTTCTGCTCCCGCGCTAAAGCTGCGGCATCGCGTTTAGCCTTTGATTCTTCACGACGCTGGGCCGCCTTGTCCTGACGGTCAGTCTTTTTCTTCTCCTGTTCGTCAATCTTAGCCACTTCGGTTTCGTATTGCTTATCGGCAGCGGCATTTGCACGTGACCGTTCAGCGTCACTAAGGCCTTCACGTTCTTTAATCTGTGCTTTAAGTAAATCACGCTCAAGGGCCGCCTGTTCTTTACCTTTAGCACCCCTTACCTCCAGACTACGGATATAGAGGTCGTTGGACGCCGCGTTCTTTTTATTGGTGTCCTCAACGATTGTTGTTAAAGATTTTTGAATGTTGCCGTTTTCTACGACGGCCTGGTTAGCTCCCTGAACAGCACTGTTAAGCTCTACAAACCCGGAGCTTTGTTTACCTAAAGGTTTAGCCAACCCGTCAAGAGCCTTACCCAGTGCCGCGATGTTTTCACCACTCGCATTTTGTTGCACTGCGGCGAGCAGCGGCACAAGCGTTTTGGCCTGGTCCCGGGTAACACCAAGTTTATCTGCGGTTTTTTCCAGGTAGCCGTTAAGTGAATCAACTGCCGCGGCGGTCTTAAGCGAGTTTTCAGCACCAATAGCGTTACCATACCAAAGGGTGTCGCCCGCTTTAGCCGCAGCCTGCGCCGCCTGCTGCATACCTTTAAGTTGCTTGGCCGACGCGTCGGAAGCAGCCCCGACTTTAGCCTGAACTACGGCAGCATTAGCCCCAGACAATATTAACTGGCGAAGCGCATCCGAAGCCCTATAGGCCCCGCTTGCAGTTCTTTCCAAAACCTGCTGTAGATTCTTCTGCGCTTCGGATAAATCTTTGGTACTTATTTCAGCATCACCTAAAGACTTATACAAAGTTCCACCGATTGCAGAACCCAGAGCAATAACCGCGCCAAGAACTGCGCCACCGGGGCCTAAAACACCGGCGAGCTGAGACGCCTGCTGCCCGAAAGCAACAAACACCGAGGTGCCGCTTTGGACCTGAACCACGAAATCCTGAATCTGGTAGCCTGCTTGCTGAGCCTTAGTCCCGAGACCTGACAACTTCGGCTCGGCTTTCTGCGTAGTGTTGCCGAGGTTGTCGCTGGCTTTATCGGCAGAAGCGGCGCTACTGGCAAAATTATCCAGTTCTTTAGCGGCCTGTTCGGCCCCGTCTGTTTTTACTCTGGCTACTAGCGAAGCCGTATCAGCCATCTTCTCTGCCCTCAAATATGGCATCTATGCCCATTATTAACTCAGCCTCAAGAAGACTTAAGCGATGACCGGTCATTGTCTGGTACGCTACCAGGTCATGCCACGTAAGCATATCTCGCGGGTATAGGCGTATACTATCATCTGTGTTGCGCTGCAAGAACTTTAATCCACGATACTTCTCAAAGGTCCCGGTAAAAATAGAGGGGCACTCTGGCCCCTTATCTTCGCTACGCCCGGCCTCTTTAATTACGCCCATCGCGATTAGTGCCGCCTCATGCCCCGCTGATATGCTGTCGAACTTTTGTCTTTTCTGCTTATCAACGAAGGACCAGGTGGCGTAGTCATACAGCGCAATTACTTTGCGGATAATTCTTCTCGGCTGTCTACGTGGTGCTGCGCAACAGCACCGGCCAACCCGCGATACTGGGAGAGGAGTGTCAGAAGGGCTTCTTTACTGAAGGCGTCATCGAACGACCAACCGATAACGAGTTCGGCAGAAAGTTGTTTATTCAGGTCTTCAAGCCGGTAGCCGCGTTCGTCGTTGTACTTAGCAAAATTCTCTACCGCTTCACATTCTTTTTCCAGCGGGCGTAAATCATCATCCAATTTACGAACGGCTGCCGTGTACGCGCGGCCAGCCTGTACGGCTACATCACAATCCGGGCCCAACACCTGAAGCCACTCGCCAGAATCTGCGCCCGACGGCAGCAGGATTGGCATTTTAGTGCCTTCAGCGTGACGGTCTGCGAAATAAAAATCAGTAAGTTTCATTATCTTATCCTTTGGTTAACAGGTTAGTGGTTAGAGTGTTGCGCCAGCCGGGAACCACCCGGTTTTCAGTTGCGAGCCTAGGCGCACAATTATTCTATCAAATTACTTGCACATATCAAAACAATACAATAGTATTACCTGAAATCAACCCATGAGGAACACCAAATGAAAAACGTAATCACTGCCGTAATCCTTACTTTGTCATTCAGCGCCGGTGCGGCCACCTGCGAGAGTATTGGCAAATCTATTGTGGACCAGTACTCCGCCGCAGGCAGTTTTACTAACGACACTCCTGAGCGTAAAGCTGCTTATCTGGACCTGGTCGGCGCTCACGTTAACGCCTGCCGTGCGGGTGTTGATGTTCGTAAGAAAGGCTTGACGCCTCAGGAGTTAGCCAAGGTCGTTGAAACAGCCTATTCAACTCCTGCCGTAGTAGATAGCTTTACGCCGGTCATATCTAAATCTATGACCATCACATCCTATACCCAGGGCTATGCATTCGGAGAATAAATTATGGAAACTTTAGAAATACTCACAGTACCCGCGTGGTTTGACAAAAACGAAATTCCTACCAGAATCGACGACCTCGACATTATCGCTTACCTTCTCCGCCGCAATGCCTTCGATTCTGCGGATGAGGCATTCGACTGTTGCATGGGTGCTAAGAAAGTCACCTTTGAAGTAACCATTAAAATGAAAGTGGAGAATATCTAATGCCTATCAATATCGTATGTACCAAAGCTGCTGGTCGTTTCGTTAAGGGTGAAACTTACGTCGCAGCCAAAAAGACATTTGTCGAAGGTTACAGTGTCCGTCCTGTTCAATGTGAATTTTTGCAGTTTATGTTTGGCGCGCATATGGATGACGACTTCACCGTAAAGGAAAACGATGGTACTGCGCAATTCGAGCCTGCTAAGGATTAGCGTAGCGCGACTAACCCAATAATGGTTAAATAAGACTCTTCCTATTTATACCGAGGCAAATAATGACAGGCACATCTAAAATAACCGACGAACAGCTAAAGGAATGTCTGTCGCAAAACATGACTACCAGGGAAATAGCGGCTAAGTATGATATGACACACCGAGTCGTTAACCTTCGTCGCGCTAAACTCGCTAAGAAAGGTTTAGGCCACGGTCGTGACGTCAGCCATATCGTGCCTGACGGGTACCGGGTTAAAGGCACCAGCGCGCTCACAGACGCGATGGGTAACATCAAGCTGCAGTGGGTTAAGACCGACGTAGACAGCGAACGACAGCTTGAGATTATGCGCGCCGTTGTAGAGGGCATGTGCTCTGAGATTGTTCCGTTGCCGTGTGTGCCCTTGTCTGAACGCCGGATTGATAAGAAGTTACTGAACCTCTACACCGTGTCAGACTTCCACCTGGGTATGCTTAGCTGGGCTGATGAAACTGGCGCTGATTGGGACATGAAGATTGGGGAAGACTTATTCGCGCGCTGGTTCGATGCCGCGTTTCAGTCCGCACCTGACGCGGGAACAGGTGTTATTAACCTGTTAGGCGACCTGGCACACTTCGACTCACTGGACGCGGTTACACCTGCGTCAGGCCACGTCCTCGACGCAGACACGCGCTACCAGAAGCTGGTTCGTTATATGATTCGCATGGTGCGTCGTGTCGTAGAGATGGCTCTCGTGAAGCATGAGACGGTGAAGCTGCTGGTCGTGCAAGGCAACCACGACGAATCAGGCATGATTTGGATGGCGGAGATGTTCAGCACACTCTACGACAACGAGCCGCGCGTACTGGTCGACACCTCTGCCGATGTCTACAAGATGGTGCAGCACGGCAAAACCACTCTGTTCTTCCATCACGGCCACAAAGCCAGATTCGATGCAATTGAGCCTGTCATGATAGCTAAGTTCCGCAAAGCCTTTGGTGACAGCATCTACAGCTATGCGCACGTCGGGCACCTGCACCACCAGAAGATTGTTGAGAGTCGTAACATGATTGTTGAGCAACACCGCACTCTGGCCGCTAAAGATGCCTACGCGTCGCGCGGCGGCTGGATGAGCGGCAGAAGTGCCAACGTTATCACCTACAGTTCAGAGTTTGGCGAAGTCGGCCGTCTGACTATTTCACCGGAGATGTTGAAATGAAATATACATATCAGCTTTACTGGCAAGGAAAGGATGATTTAGGACGGGTTATTTTCGATTCAAACACAACTGTGGAATGGGCTAACCCTGGCACTAAAGAATTGGCAGAGTTAAACGACTCACTATTGTCCTTTGCAAAGAGTAGAAATGACAATGTCGTGCGGATTGTGACGATTAATATGTGGAAGATTGGTTAATAGAAATAAGGCCCCTTTCGGGGCCTTTTCTTTTAGTACGCTATACGCTGAATCACGATAGATGACTGCACCGCGTTGCCCGTGGCCTGTCCTTCCATACTCAACGTAACCGACTCAGGACCGCCAACCTCTGGCGTAGCTGCCGTTAGCTCTGCGCGCTTCAGTGTGAAGCTCATAGCGCCGTCTGGACCGGTCAGAACGGAGGTAAGTTCAATCTGCTCTTCATTCAGGAACTGTTCCAGAAGAGTCATGTCGTACAGCTTACCAGCCAGCGAGAAGGTGTTAGCCGCACGGCCACGCTCTACGAAAGCAACAGAGGAGTTACCGAGCTCGTACTGAGCAGAGGCGCTGTTATCGTTGGTGATGGTGAAGGTATCGATAAGCTGCATCTTCGCTGTACCGTTGAACGCGGCAACATCAACACTTGAGAAAGGCTGCGCATCGAAGTTAGTGGTGAAGGTAGAACCCGCCGGCGGACCTGTCAGGATTTCCTGATTGAGACCAATGAACGGGAAGCTGCCGGTGACCATGGCGTTAACCGCTTGCTCGATGGTGAAGCCTGAGAACTCGACGCCGCGCGTAATCAGATAGCTGTCAGCGCCGCCGCAACGACCTTTGAACCAGGTCAGGATTGAGTAAGTCTTACACAGGTTACCTGTCTCCAGTTTATCCGCCACAACCAGAGCCGTAGTAGCTGCGGCTTCGTCGGTCAGGGTGTGCGGGATAGCCGCACCTGTGACGATGAGTGAGGTAACTGCGGTAACGATAAACGGCAGCGCGTTATCTCCGGTCAGGTCCGGGAAACGGATAAGGTCGCCGACTTCGGTCGCGGTAGTGAAATCCCCAGCCGCACGGGTAAAGGTTTTAGCGTCAGCATCGACGGTGACTGACAGACCGGCGACAGTTGAGCCTGCCACCCAGGAACTGGTCATAGCGCCGGCCAGCAGTTCGTCCTGACTCTGTGCGCTGAGTTCGATAGCGTATTCGCCGGCAACCTGTTTGTTACCAGTACGGATAGACGACGTCTCGCGGCTCCCGTCCAGTTCGTTAGATACCAGAGCGTCACGGGTAATTGCAGGAATGCCGCTGGTGTTGCGCAGCGGTGACCAGCTTGGGTTAGCGGGGGTAACACCTGGGGTTGTTTCCAGCACATAGAATTGTGCGGTATTCGCGCCCTTATACGGTTGAATAGCCATTTTAAATCCTCGCAGTGAAGGCGATAAAATTAATTGATAAAGGGCGCTTAGCCCATCCATTTTCTACAATCAGCGGCCCCAGGCTCACGGACTGGACTTCTGCGCAGATAGCATTACGCTGAAACGTGCTTCCTGCTTTGAATGTGGTGTTTAATGAATCGGCCAGCTTATTGATTGGCGCGCTGCCTTTGGTAGAAGCAACGTTGATATCAATCTGGTAGATACCGGCTCGCTGCTCTGTAAAACCCAGGTCAGCCTGCTCAGTATCCGCCAGTAACATATAACCGACCAGGTAGGGCGTTGCCGTGCTGGTCGGCGCATCGATGTTCTCCAGGGCGACAGCGACGTCGTTAAGCGTTCCAAACGCCTTTAACGGAACATCAAACGCTTTTGTCAGGTCTTCGAAGTAACCCATCTATCGCACCTTAGCCGCTTCTTCATTAATCAGTTGCTGAAATCTTAACACGTTGACTCTCACGACTCCAGTAGGGGCCTGCTTAGACCAGCCATACTCCAGACGCTGTGCATAAGGGAGGTTGTTAGTAAGAGTCAGTTCCTGCCAGACGGGTGTGTTGCCGATGAAGGTCGTTGCGCTATTCACGGCTTTGTTACCAGTAGTATCAACACCTGCAATATTACCTGACGCTGGCGTGGCCCCGGATGTCTGCCAGTTCATACGAAAGCGGCCGGTGTCAACGGGACTACCCTTGATGATTGCGCTGAATAGCTTAATCGAAACCGACCGCATTACCGTCTCAGGGTTCTTCTTAGCCTTCTCGCAGAAAGTGCGCACATCAAGAGTGAATTTACTCATTTTCTAACCTGGATAAACCACGCGATAATGTCATCGTTAACCATCTTGGTTTCGATGCCAACGACGGACCATCGAGCGCCTGCGAAATCAATCTTGTCTTCCATCTTCGGCAGCACGCTATAGTCCGCTTTGACCACCATGTCGCCAGCCTGAATCGTCGTACCGTTGACCAGACCGACGTTTACCGGAACAGGCACAGAGACCAAATGAATAAGTGTATCTGACTGTGGGATATATTCGCCCAGGTCCGCGTCCCAGACTTTACCACCAGCACGGACCAGAGTAACAGTGCTGCCGTATTTGCCAAGCAAGCGCGTTGCTACTCCCTGCATCTTTTTGCTGAATGCGGTGCTCATCAGACGGGCTCCAGGCGGGATACAACAAGGAGAGCTGAAGGCGCAGCACCCCATGCTGTAAGCGTAGTAGGGGTTAGCGGGACAAGTCCTCCCGAGTTTGTTCCTGCGCTATCGCGAATAATCTGCAATGACAGAGTTGCACCGGCAGCCACATTAATGGCTACGCGTGACTCCGTTGCAAAAATCTGGTTAGCGTTCTCTATGCGCGCAACTGAAGGGCTTCCAAAAGGGGCACCATTAACCAACAATCGGCTGAAAATTATAGAAGTACCGGTACCACCTGTGCGTCCTAATTGCAGTTTTAATCGAACCGCATAGCTACCAGCTATGTTGAAAGTCAGTACCCCGGCAGCACTAAGCATAACGGGATTACTGGAACTGCCAGAAGCAGAACCAAATAGCACCTGATAGGCCGTGTCCACGGCTGCGGGGGCCTGAATGGCGGTACTTGAAGACCGCAGTAGTTCAACCTCTTTAACACCAGCAGCGGAGTAAAGCATGGAGTCCGCCAGTTGTGTGGTAACCTCGCGAAGTTTCTCAGGAGTAATTGCACCACTGGTATTATCAGGAAGATTGGCCCCGATAAGTGTAAACATTTCTGTTTTAGTCTTAGCCACGGTTAACCTCGATAAACATTAAATGAAGAACCGTTGTTACTACCACATAGCAGAGGTCGTAACGCGTCCATAGCTGCCGTGATGGTGGTAGTTGACCCGTTAGCGCCGTTGTCGAAGTACTGGACGGTCACGGCACCTTCTACACGTTCCATTGATGTTGAACGGCCATCAGATGATGCCCGCACATCAGTACCCTTACCGTATTCAACTGAGGCGATAACCTGCGCGCGGACAACCTGCGACGGGATAGTGGCGCGGGATACGTCGAAGCCGAACAAACGGATGCCAGTGCGCGGGAATGCCATTGCCTGGGTTGGTGACACACGGCGACCACACATCGCGGGCTCCTGCAGGTCAATGTACAACGCACCATTGCGTAACGCCGCTTCGGCTTCGTCGTCGTCCAGTGGCAGCGCCATACCAAATTTAGCGGCGAGTTCGCGCGCGTCAGTCAGGCTGACGTAACTGTCGGCAAAAGGCACAATGCTTCCGTCTTCAACGATAAGCGCCATTAAACTAACTCCCAATCCTCGGCGAATAAATCACCCTGCGAAGGTGCCCAACCAGGCTGCATGATTCCTTGTGCATTTTTCAAGTCAAGGTGTGGCGCAATTATGAATTGACCAATAATACCTGCGCGAGCGTAGTCAGAACCCGGCCTAGGTTCGTCTACGACATAACCCCCCGCTTTAATTACAAATTGATTTTTACCATTCCATCCCTTCCTGGCAATTTTAGACCCGGATTTAACAAGAATCAGTGCTTCGCTAAAATCCATGATTACTCCTCGTCAATCGTGTTACGGCGACGGCGTTTAGGGGCTGCGCCAGCACCATTGTTATGCGCACCTTGGTCGTCAGGCTGAGTTTCGACAAGTTCTTCCGGCAACACTTCGCCGCGCTGAGGAATAACCTGGCCGTCAACAACAGTCAGACCATTATACTTTTCACGAACAACATAATTATCGGCCATCATGGCTCCTTAATAACGGCCCTTTCGGGCCGCGGGGTTAAGCAGTTACGGTAACAGTGGTCGCGCCGGAAATGATGTTACCGTAGTCGTCATTAACAACGACTTTGTAGACACCCGCATCCGCCGCGGCAGCACTGGCTTTGGTATAGGTCAGAGCCGTAGCGCCGGCAATGGCGTTACCGTCTTTGTACCACTGTACTTTATAAGGCTGCGCGCCGCCAGTAACAGCGACAGTCAGCGTCAGTGTTGCACCAGTAGCAACTGACTTAGTCGCAGGCAGTGCGGTAGAGAAAGAGGCGGGAGAAATGTTCTCCATAACAACTTCTACCTGACCGTCGTCGTTCGCGTCATCCAGACCGGTGGTGCGGCGTTTGATTACATCAACCATTTTTAAATCCTCAATTAAGGTGTAATGATGCCAGCGCTGCGTAATTTAGCCAGCAGGGCATTAAATTCGGCCATAGTGGGTGCAGCGGCAGAATCAGTTTGTGCAGCCTGCAGAAGCACACCGCCACGCTGCGTAGTGGTAGGAGTTTTATTCCCGGCCATCGCGGTCGTTGCCGTGGTGCCTACAGTCGGTGTGAACGTACTCGGTTTACCTGTTACATCAGCCCATGCGGCACTGATTTTAGCGTCTTTCAGACTGCGCGGCAGCCCTTTACCTGTGGTAGCCATACATATTTCTCCTGTATGAATGTGAAAAGAGGGGCCGTAGCCCCTCCCGCATTATACGCTACCGTTACGCGCCGACGCCAGTAACCAGGAACGCGATAGGAATATGCTTACGCTCCATTACGCGGTTCCAGTTGGAGGCGTTCGCCAGGTCCTGCCATGAGGCGGAGCGTGCGATAGTCTCACTGCCGTTGCCGGTGATTACCGCGCTGGTGAAGCTGTAGCCAAGTGGGTGCAGCAGCCAGGTTTTACGGGTCCACAGCACTTCGACGCCGCCGCCGTTACCGCGCTCAGGAGAGCGGTCATATTCCAGTGGCACAGTTGGCGAGCCTTCGCCGTAGCCAATTGCACCCTGACCAAAGATGATGCTGATGAACTTACGGTCAGCACCAGTACCAACTACAGTCATGCTGTCGTCGACAACCACACGGTAACCCTGGTATGTGGCGAACATGGTGTTGTTGTCTGCGTCACGCACGAAATCAATCAACTGCTGCTTACGAGCCTGTGCGTACACGAAGCTGTGCATCGCAATAGCACCGAGCGTTTCGCCAGTAGAACCCATCAGCGCATCGCCCATAGTCTGGGTTGCGTCGATGAATGCGCCAGCGTCAAAGCCCAGGGTGGCTGACACGTCAATAACCATGTCGTTCTGGGTGTGGAAAGCATCAGTCGCAGCAACGTTGTCGTTGTACAGGCCGAGAGCGGTCGCCAGCAGACGACGCTGTGCCTGACGCTGCCAGAAGTTATCCAGACGGTTAGCCACAGATTGCAGTGGGTTCTGGCTGGTCAGCTCAACAGTCAGGTCGGCCTGGCCGAAGCCTTCGTTCAGGTACGCAACGCGCGCCATCATATCGCCGGTCTGGACGTTACGCGGAGTCGCGATATCCTGGAACACGTCATTCGAGTAGTTAGGCTCGATTGAAGTATCAATTGCCTTCCAGTAAGGAATGTTGGCGATATTAGAAGAACCGCGAGCAATCTCGGCAGCGTACTGTGACGGCGTCAGGATACCTGACTGGAAGAACGCAGTTTTCTCAACCGGCTCTTCTGTCATATAAGACAGGATGACGGGTTCGTTACCTGTTACGATATCGCCAATAGTGGTAATAGCCATGTTTATTTCTTCCTCTGGGCTTCAAGTTGCCGTTTAAATTCGGCCGGGTCAGATTTGCTGAACGCGATGCGCTCGGCGTCATTCATTTCATTTAACGTCTTCGCGGCCCCGCCGCCTTTACCACCGGAAGCCCCGCCGCCGGATGCTGCATTAGCCTTAATAAGGTGGCTGAATGCTTTGTGTTCACGCAGATACTTGCGGAACTGTTCCGGGTCCGTAGTAATAACGCTGCCGTCTGTACCGACGAACTTCGTTACCACTTCGTCCCCTTCAAACTCTGTGCGTACGAAAGGTGCTACCAGGTCAACTGTTTCCGGCGTAATGAAGTCACCGATGAACGAACCCAGTACCGCCTTACGCTCGCTACCAAGCACGCGAGATGCCAGGGTAGTATAACGCTCATCTTTCTCTTTCAGTACCGGTTCATACTGGCTACGAATCGTCTTTTCGAACTCGTCCATCTTGCCTGCGGACTTCAGCGCCTCCTGATGCTCGCGCTGACGTGCCTCTTCGGCTTCCTTCGCCCGGCGTGCCGCTTCCTTCTTCTCAGTCAGCAGCGCCTCATTATTGGCCTTCAGACCGGCAACCAGCTCGGCAACTTCCCGTTCGGTGTAGGTCTTCGGCGCGTCTCCACCTGCTGGTTTGTCTGCTTCGCCTGCTTCTTCGTGAAGCGGATAACGTAAAAAACGATTCATAGTCAGTATGTCCCCTGGACGTCAGTAGCCGGGCCACCCGGTTTTACACTGTCAAGAATAAAAGAATATCGCGCGCTATGCAACTTTTGTGGTTGACAGTTTACATAATACTGTCGTATTGTTCAGTCATTGAAACGAAACAGCTACCGGAGCAGAAAAATGGAAAACAAAGTTAAAGCATTACTCATCAAATGGGGCAACAACCAGGACGATGTTGAAGCAATGATGTCCAAATGGTTCGAAGTAGTCTACAACGGCAATAAAGATGAATCAGCACGATACATCGCCAATATGATTCGGACAGCATGGTAATGGAAATAACAGAAGTCTCTATTAGTAAAATCAAGGTGGGTGACACGGTCATCCACCACGGCCAACAAAGAACGGTTTGTATTCGCGCCTTCGGGTACGACCCGTTTGTCGGTGTTCTTTTGTGGGGCGACAGCTACAACATGGGAAACACAAAAGTTAAAAAGATTACTTTCCCGCGATGGTATAAAGGCGTACGTTATGATTAAAGAAGCCCCTTACGGGGCTTTTATCATTCTGTTGTAACGTTCCTTACCCAGTCCTGCAACCGGTACACTTTCAGCCTGTTCTGGCGCACACAATCCGAGTTCTGCACATCAATAGCCAGGTCCTCATCAGCATCAGCGGCCGGTGCGCTTAACTTACACGGTGCCACCATCAGCGATGCATCGACAGGCGGCAGCTGTTGCGCCGGCGGAACGTACTCAGACGAGCAGCCTGTCAGAAACACCACACCCGCCAGAATCAGTTTATTCATGGTCGTAGCCTTCAATGTTATTCGCATTTTCAACAGCGCGGCGTTTCAGTTCAACACGCTTAGGGTCGAACTCGCATTTAGTCCGGCCAGGCGTCTGGATGTACTTAACCACCTCCTGCGTAATGGTAACGGTACGAGCTGCGCCTTTGGTGTCGGCGGCGGCGGCCTTCGTGTCGTTTTGTTGTTGCCGTGTGATTTGCTTTTCCAGTCGCGCGGCGGCTTTCGTCTTTTGTTGCTGGACTAAGTCCTGTCGTCCGGCGTCCCAGGCACGGTGGTATTGCCACTGGCCCCAGAGAAAGGTCGTCAGTACTGCGGCCGATACAACTGCCAGAATAATTCTCAGATTCATTGTGTCTCCCACCTCTGCGTATAAGTGGGGAGAAGCCTAAGCGTATCCCCACCCCGATACTATTACGGCAACACACTTTTAATCTTATAGTTGCCGTAAGTCATTGAAGGGACTGGTTGTCCGTTCCTGTCCGCTGTGATTCATCGAAGATGAATAGATTATCCCCGATGTCTGTTTGACCGGTGCTGGCGTACGACGCTTAACGCTACAGGGGCTGTTCGGCCTTACGGCCCGCCCCTAGCGTCTCGCTGCGCCCCTGTGGGGCGACGCGTGACTTCAGTGCTGTTAGGTCAAGGGCATTATACAAATATGTGTCAAGCTTTTCATAACTCATAATTTAGATAGATTCTTACTGCTTTACCAGTTTTTCCGGTTAAGGAAATGGTTTACAGCTTAATATTAGTGTTGTATTATTAGTCCCTCGAAACAACAAAAGAGGAAAGCACTATGGGACAGAAGACACTTTTAAAAAGCGACGTTAACAAACTACTCCAATTAATTGCTGACCGGGAGTGGGCTGAGCATTTTGCGGAAAGTGATTTAGGACGGAACCTGGAGAGCGCCGTGACAGACTTACATAATGAAATATCAGAATTGCAGGATAAGGTCTCCGAACTCCAGGCAAAGCTCGATAATCAACCTGTTGTGGATTTACCTTACAGCGACGCAATTCGACTTCACGGCAATATGATGTACAGCGATGCCGTAGTCACCGCCTTACAGAAGGCCGGGGTTAAATATAAGTGGTGATGTCTTATGGAAACGAGAGGACCTAAGCATGACATCCTGGCACACAAGTTACTTTATCGATGCCGCGCGTATCGCCCACTATCAGGGCCTGCGTCGGCGGCGCAACGGCAACCCGGCGCTCGCTTACCAGTCGTTCGCGGAGCGCGACTACTTTATTAAAATGGCAAGAGGAAACTGAGATGAGTGAAGTTAAGCGTTGGAATGTTGAGAGTGATGAGCAGGACGGTCCTTGTTCATTATGGAACGTTGAAAGTGCAGAAGGTGAGTTTGTTGAATACGAAGACTACGCCGCCCTCAAAGCAGAGCGTGAAGCGTTGGCGGTGGAGTGCGCACAGTATAAATCTCTGGCAGAAAGGTTTGCAGAAAGAGCGGATGACTATAAATCAGGACATTTTGGCTACTCGGTCTTTGATAGCTCAAATGAATTTAAGCAGCACATTAAAACCCCAGCCACCGACGCCTACCTCAACTCTGTGCGGGCTGATGCAATATTTGAAGCAGCCAGCTTAATTGCTGCTCAGATATGGGAAGAGGACGAAGGGCAAGGTATGGTTGCCGCTATTGACGCGCTTGCAATCATTGAGCAAAAAGTCCGCGCAGGAGAGCCATTATGAAAGACTTAACAGTAGACGCATCAATGATTACATTCCATAGTTCTCAGGCTGAGCCTGAGTTCAGATTTATTTTTATACCGCCTGGTTTAGATAAAGGCATTTATTTTGTTGGTGGCGACGTGCCCGAATTAGGTGATTCAGTCGATATCGTCTGCGTTAAAAACGACGATGGCGGCCTAGTTCTTCAGTTCAAAACACGGAGGTAGCCATCATGACAAACGAAGAGAAGCATGCCCTGATTGAGCACTGCAAAGAAGAAATCGAAAATCTAAAATGGAGGATGGATCGAACAATAGCCACGCAGGGTAACGTGGCATACCTTATTAGTTGCCTTAAGAGGCAGGAAATCGCACTCGCCGCACTGACCGCACAGCCGGTTAAGCTGCCTGATGTTCAGGTGGACAATCCAATTGATGGATTCTTTTACAGGTGTGATGAGGTTATCGCAGCTATCCGTATGGCAGGCTACGAGGTACAGGAATAATGAAAGAGCTGAATGAGTTAGTTGCTATTGCCGAACGTGCCGATGCATACGGCAACTTAATGAATGCTAATCCGCATAAAATTCTTGCCATTGCCGAAGCATTCCGTGAGCTGGAGCAGCGCGCAGAAGCAGCAGAAGCGAAGCTGGAAACAGAAAATAAATGGCGTGACCTCGCTTTGCAGTTTGATGGACATCGGATGCAGGCAATTTCCCTACTAAAAATGATTGTAAATGACGCGCCAGAAAAACAGTTCACATCGGTGCGCAACTTTTTAAAATGCGGCCCGTTATCCGGCGAGGAGGTGATGAATGAGCGTTTGCTTGTCATTGCTAATTCCCGACCCGCGCCCGCCATAAGCCTGGCGGAGCTGGTGCCGGATGAGTGCGAGCCTCACCAGTCTGGACTTTATGGATGCAAGCTAGACATGAGGCTTAAAACACCGGACTGGGCAGAAGGGTTCAGCGCCTGTCGCGCCGCCATCCTGCGTAACATTGAGGAAGCGAAATAATTAAGGCCCCGTAAGGGGCCTTTTCTTTACTCTGCGTCTTTAGCCTTAACCACAGCAGCTTTAGATACTGCTGTCTTACCATCTGCGTCAGTCACGACGGCCCAGTACTTACCTGCTTCCGACACTGACAGCTTCTCACCACCATCGGGCACGTTAACCACCTGTTTGTCGTCCTTGTACCACTGCACTGTGTACGGTGCTTTACCGGCTTTAGGTGTTGCCGTGAGGGATGTGGCTTTAGTTCCCAGCTTCGCATCTTCTGGCTGAGTCGCAAAATAAACATCACCTGCCTCTTCCAGGTATGGTACTTCGAACAGTGCGCCACCTGCCTGAACCGGGATACCGGTCTTGTAGATAAACGGCATCGGGTCTACCGCCGTACCCAGGACCGACTCATCCTCCAGCCAGACTGCGCCGTTATCAGATGACGAGGCACGTTTGTACTGAACGACGCGGCGGTCTGGCACGTCAATTACGTTAAAGAAACCCATATCATAACCCCTTCAGGTAATCGGCCACTCGCGAGTCGAGTTCAGCCATCTGGTTTAGTGTAAGTGGTCGTCCGAAGCCATCCACTGAAATTGTGCGGAACTCTTCCGGACTGATGCCGGAGTTACGGAAAATCTTACCGCGAACCGGTCCTAATGCTTCGTCCTGGAACCATGCTGGCTGTTGCTTCAGGAAGTCGTAATACGTCGTGCTCGCGTCGACCTGTGTTCCGCCTTCCGCACCACGGGCGGCACGTTTAGCACCCACGTCGAGGAAGTCGAAGTCTGAACTGATGACCGGTGCTGTTGCTGAACGGCAGTTAGGATGTGCCGGCGGTAAGGGGCCTTTACCGATTTCCCACTTCTGTCCATCACGACTACGGCAGATTGTTGACGTCCTGCTGTCGAGGGTAGAGACCCATTCGTATTTCTCTACGATGTCACTGTTCTTGGCGTAGACCTGTTCACGCGCCTGTGTTGACACATGGTTCAGAGCTGTACGCACAACAGTTGCAGCGTTGCGTTGCGACACATCCGCAAGACCACCAGCACCGACGACTTCTTTAACAATCTGGCGTGTGGTCTTGCCTTGTACGAAGCCTGATTTAACGCCCATCACCAGCCGGTTAACCTCAACCCCAACCCAGCCAGAAATCAGGTTCATCACTTCAACGGGCTTATTATCGAGTGCCAACGGGTTGAACTTAATAGCGGACCAGACCTGCTCCGGCGAAGGTGTGACAAACTCGGCGGACACATTACCGGACAACGTCCGGACAGTCCAGTCCGCCTCATAGCCCGCCAGGTCCTGCAGGTCTTCAGTTAATTTTGATTCCCAGCCATCAGTAATACCTGACAGGATATTATCCAGGTCGCGCAGCATCTTCTCCAGGTTCTGCCGTGTGCGGCTGTCGTCGCCGAACTGCAGAACCTGTGCACGGACTTCATCACGCATCTGCTGGATAAACGGCACCAGTTCGTTTACCTCATGTGAGGCATTGCGCTGTAGCCAGACCTGGTGGCTGATGAAGTTTGAGATAAGGCTCATTGCTGAGCCTCTTCGCTATTCTGCTGCTCGGTGTCAACTGTCACGTCCTGTGCTACTGCGGGGATGGCTCCCACCACCGTCGTAGCACTCGGCAGCGGCTGGTCAGCGATAGAGTCCTGAATCTCTTCGTCGGTCCAGTCAGTCACACCTGCTTTACGCAGCGCGGCGTAGTAGGCTGTTGCCGGTAGTAGGCTAGCATTGATGTCAGCCATCCATGCCGCGCGGTCCTGCGACGTCATAGGCGTCAGAAAGAACTCCATGTTCAGCTTAAACTCAATCTCCACGCCTTCACGCAACCCCATCATGGACGCAACCCACTTCAGCGCCTCTGTGTATGCCATGCTGACGTTGCGTGCGATGGTCGCCATAACTGACGTATCGGCACCACGCTGGAGGCGCGCGGACTCGGCTGTAATCTGCTGAGTCGGCGTAATAAGCTGCGCACCAATCTGGATAGCTTGCGTCTCTTTGTCCAGCATGTTCTGCTTAGCGAGGTTATTCTCACCGGCCTGAATAAGCTGCGCGCTACCGCCGGCCCCGAGGTTATGACCTGTGCGACTGCCAAATTTGATGCCGTTCGGGTTCGCCTCCTGGAAGGTCTGCAACGACATGTTCTCGCCGGGGTAGATAAACAGCGTCGGCTGACCCACTACGAAGCTGGACTCCTCGTTATCCGCACTGTTACGGAAGTGCCCGATGTTCAGTTCAGCAAGCGGCAGCAGGGGCGCATCATCAATCGAGGCGTCGTTATTGCTTGCGCCGATGAACGTGAACGGTATTTTGCCCGCTAGTTGCGGGCCCAGGTCCGGGTAGATAACAACGACCGGTTCAGCCTCGCCGCCTTCTGCTTTAAACCGGTATAGGCGCTGGCGGTATTTGCCGTCTTCGTCGAGGTCCAGTACGCGATACTGTTCGCCACACTTAACCACGAACTCGTTATCAGCCTCGAAGTATTCCCACACTTCACGTAGCACCACCATGACGACACGGTTAACTGAGCCAAAGCGTTTCAGACGCCAGTTGATGATGTTCTCTGCTGTGTAGAATGCGATGACCGGGTTAAGTAACCCTTCGTTCTGCTCGGCAGCAGTAGCCGCACCAGTTTCCGGCGCATCGACCAGCAGCCCGCCACGACCGACAGAGTCAATCTCCATCAGAGTATCCTGGGCGTGCTGCCACAGTCCCACACCGGAGCCGTCGCAGTTACGCAACAGGTACTCCAGTTCATCAGGGATAATCTGCTCGGGGTCTTTACGCATGACGCTGCCGACCATACCGGATAACGTGCGCTTGGTGAAGTTGTAGCAGATAGCGCCAGCGGCGTACTCTTCCTGTCGGGCTTCTCCATAGGATTTATCAGGCTCGTTCAGTCCGACGTTGCGCAGGTAACAAATCAGGTCGCCAGCGATTGCATTACGCACCCGTTTCCATTTGGCGTAGTGGTATTCCCACTCGCGATGCTTAGTCTTTACGCCATTGTTCTGGCCGTTAGTTAACATGATGTCCTCACAATGCGAATGAAACCGGGATGTTTACCATCGGGCGATTAACCGGGAAGAGTCTGTGCATACAATAACCCAGACTGTCGTTCCAGTCATCAATAGCCGGATGCGTATTGTATTTCTCAGGCTCGCCTTTATCGGTGTAGCCTTGCGTCTCCAGGGCCTGAACGGTCTTGGGACACTTACTCAGGTTGATAGCCAATCTGCCGTGTGACAATAGCGAGTTAACCGCATTGATACGGTCGCGGACAAATGGGTTCTTTGACGGCGCTTCTACTCGTAAACCTGCTTGCTCAATCAGTCCGATATCAGAGACTGTTGCATTCGTGCGCCCCGCCCGACCTGAAGCATCCGGGTATACCGTCACGTCGTGTTGTTGGTACCGAACAGTAACGTTATTGATGAAATCACGCGTGTCGTGGCTAACGAACTCATCAACGGCAATCGGCCCTTCATCGTCGAGTACAAACACAACAGCGCAGCAACCACCAATGTTGAAGTCAAGTCCGATATGCAACCGGTCCCCTTTTTCGATGACCGCATTGCTGCCGTGGGTCTCGCGGCTGAAATAGTGATACACCTTGTTGGTTGTCAGGCTGACAAATTCGCCGTTGATGTACATCTCCGCCAGTGCGGCGTCGTAGTTGGCCCGAATCTGGTCAACATAACCCGCCGGTAAATACGGATTTGATAGCGTTGAAGCTTTAATAAGCTCTGTGGACTCATCCGCTCGTGTAACCCAACGGTCGTAGACGAAGCCTGAATAACCCTGGTCTGGTGTTGTCACAGCAGCTATTGAGTTAGGAAGCTTGCTGACCTGGCGGGTACGCTCTGAAATCTTACGCCACACAAGATTAGCTTGCTCTTTCGTCAGAACGTCAAGCTCATCGGCAACAGAATGTGCCACCTCAAAAGCAATCAGACGGTTCGGGTTGTCGTATGAGCGGAAGAACATGGTCCCGAGCCCTTTGATAACCACTGCGTAGTCGGACTTGTTGAGCGTATACTTCAGGCCCAGCATGTTCAGGTCATCCAACACACCGGGAATGGCCCGAAGCTTAAGAAGGTCATACGTCGGCATTGTGTACAGCGTGTTTATGCCGGGGTTCTGCAGCATCAGAAGAATAAGGCGCATCGTAGCTGCTCGGGACTTACCCGCGCCCAGACCTGCGACGATTGCCGGGTGTGGCTTCTCGCTGAACACGAAGTCGCGCTGCGGGTCCGTTAATGGGACATCCATTATTCAGTCCCCGGCTTGACCGCTTTCACAATGCGAATCTCAAGAGGCTTGTTATCGTCGTTCTCTTCAGGTGCATCCTTCATGCCGTGGTTAGTGCGGAGCATCAGCGCGGTAACGTGGTTAGCAACACCGGCAGCACCCAGCTCTAACAGGAAGGCTTTCTGAAGATTACTCGCCATATCCCAGGCTTCTTTGAACTCAGGATGGTTTTCGCACCAGCGGTCTTTTGCAGTTGATACTGAGATACCAATCTCATGGCACCAGCGCTCGAAGGTAGGCAGTTTGCTGTGGGGCAGGACCTTGCCGCTGTTCTTCAGGTCGTAGTTAATCTCCCAGGAAATGGCCTGGCTGAAGTACTCAACAAGAGACTGGCAATACTCCTCGCGGTAAAGCGTCGGCTTCTTCCACGGATGGCCTTCAGGTGTTGGGTCACCTTTCTTACGAATCGGCGTATATCCGGCAATGCCCGGCGGTTTAGCCTTGCCAATCTTCATTATAAATCTCCTGATTGCACGAGTGTGACCGTCACACTACATGTTTCGCGCCCTGCGCGTCTCAGGCGATTATATAGCGCACTACACAAAATGGCAAAAGCCTATATTTTTAAGCCTAGTCCTAACCACCGCATCAGACGATTCTTATACGATATCCGCGAACAGTTAAACGGAGGTTAAGTATGGGTGCTACGCGTTTTGATATAACCACGACCGGAGATAGCGCAGGCTCTAAGCTGCTGCCGGTGAATGGTGCCGATGTGACGTATTTAAGTCCGGCCCTGAGCATCGTCTCGCGTCGGGTGAGTGTTTACGTTGAGTTTTACAATGCCTCCGGACAGCCGGTTAACCCCACAGCCGGCAGCGTCCAGATTCTGGGTCGGCCTATGGGCAACGTCTGGCTCGAGGCGGTTAACTCACCCCTTAAAGCGGTCGATGTTAACCACCCTATGGCGACCTACACGGTGCCGTATATGGATGGCTTGGTGTCACGCGTCTCTATCCGCTTTATCGGCGTCACAGGCGCGGCTATGGCCTCAGTTGCTATTTACAGGGAGGACGCATAATGCCTTATCCATCAGCAGGAATGAACGGCAGCGGTAGTCCGGGGCCTGTTGGTCCTAAAGGTGATACTGGACCCGCTGGCCCGGCCGGGAAAGACGGGGTTAATGGTAAGGACGGATTACCCGGTGCACCAGGAGCTACAGGGCCAACGGGACCAAAAGGCGATACAGGTAGTCAGGGTTCGACAGGACCACAAGGACCTTCTGGTGATACAGGGCCACAGGGCATACCCGGAAAAGACGGCGCAATCGGGCCTCAGGGGTTGAAGGGGGATATCGGGGCTACCGGTCCTCAAGGAGCACCTGGTAAAGATGGTGCCGCGGGGGCCGCAGGGACACAAGGGGTGAAGGGTGACACAGGAGCAACTGGCGCTAAGGGAGATATCGGTCTGACAGGACCGCAAGGGCCTAAAGGCGATACTGGTGCCCCAGGTCCGGCCGGAGCTCAGGGTTTAACAGGGCCTAAAGGTGATATAGGCGCTATCGGCTCGCAAGGTCCGGCAGGCACAGTCGGGGCAAATGGCGTCAGCTACAACCCTCAAGCGCCCACCCAACGAGCCAATACGGCAGTCGGAACAGCATACCAGCACAGTGACGTAACCAAGCCGTACAAGGTGATTGTTAACGCCCGGGCTACGTCTAACGTAACCTTGCTGGCTCTGGGGCAGACTGACAGGGTAGAACTGAAGATAGGCCCTACGGCAGCCTCTGTCGCGTTAGGTGCTGCCGGTGGTGTGATTATGGGTGTGTGGGAGACGGGGATTACTGGTATCTCTGTGACGGTCGGTACGTCGCTGCAGGATGGCGGTCAGCTTAGCGCCGACGTACCTGCGGGGTGGTACTTCTCGGTGAATCGCCAGGCGGGCACATCCGCGACGATTGTTAACTGCGTTACTCAGTCGATGACCGCATAAAACTAAGCCCGCACGGAGGCGGGCATTTATCAGTACGCATAAAAGATATTATCGAAGTCTTGTGCCTTGATACAGGGTGACAGACAATCTGCGAAGACCAGTTCACCGGTCTCCAGAACTACGAACCTCCATCCACGGAATATATCTTCAGAGATACCATCGGCAACTTCTCTCACCATTTCCGGCATACACTCCGGGAACCGGTCGAAGTTATTAGCCAGAAACTCCATCGCGTCACACCTGTTAAGGTGGTAATTATCATAAGCTACCATGTCAGCACCACCGTCTTGTCTTTACTCGCCTGCCATCGCCGCCGTAGTGGTCATTGGCTACCGGGTATTCCCAGGAGTTGAAGAACATGTAGAGTTTCATTCTTGGTTCTCCAATTTCTTTCTGAAGTATTCTGCGATGTCCATATGGCAGTCTCGCTCATGCTCCGCCACTTCAATGGCCCGCTGCGCAGATACTAAAGCTTTACAGACCACCAGATACTTCTCTTCCTTCAGCGACAGATGATGCTGAGATTCCAGGGCAGCAATCATAGAGGCCAGTTCGTCTTTAGTAATCATTTGGCGACTCCGCACTTACGGCATAGGCCGGTAACAAAACCCAGGCCTGCAATAGCGACAGACTCGAAGTCGTGATGGCACTTATTCAAATCGTACTGATTCACAATCTCGCGCCGGCTGTGCAGCAGAAACACCAGCGTGCTCTCGACCTGTTCAATCTGTTTATCTACGGCAGCCAGTTTACGGTGGCCCATTGCGGCCTGAACAGATGCGGTTTCGTATTCGGTATTTGTCATGATAATTACCCCAGGAGATAAATTGATGCTGTACACCAGATAGCGGCGGACAGGACTAACATCAGGAGCCAGGTCGTACCACGGTCACTCATAGAATAGCCTCGTAGCATGAAACCTCTACACCATCGCCAGCAAACTCATGATTTGCGTCAGCAAAGGGTAGTCGGCTATTATTGCGTAACTGCTCCGCCCTTTCTTCAGCGTCAGACTCGCTGCAATATACGCTGTCAATACGGAAGCCTTCATAATTATAATTTATCTGAACAATATAAATATTCATTCCACACCCCACTTCTTCTGAATCTTCTTAGCGATAGCTTCTTCGCGTTTACGTTTAGCCGCCATCTTTGAGCGATGTGCTGCCGTGGTGATGTACTTATTCTGGTCCGGACCGACGAAGCTGTTACGCGCCAGTAACTCATCGCGCGATGGCATAGCCTCTTTGGTGCGGTCGTATTTCGGCGCGGATAAAGACACGCCGTAATTCTCATAGCCGTAGTCACGCATCATTTCACCCCATACGCTTCTTTCAGTGACTTCATAGCAGCAGCCCAGAATGATTCAGCTTGCACCTTATCGGCGGAGAAGAATGCGATGCGGGCCATAGATTGTGCGTCTTCGAACGCGCTCTGGTTGATGCTCATTTCTTAAACCATTCGCTAGTAATTTTAACCTCGAGATTATCACCGTTGCAGATAATGCATGTGTCGTAAACTACATAAAAAGTTATGGCTTCTGCCAACGTCATAGTTTCATATGATTCTTTCATCTCTCACTACCTCTGTTGTTTGCTGGTGTGAATAGATAATAGAACTGTATTATCGCGATTGCAATAGGTATAGATAAAAAAAAGCCCCGAGCTATTAACTCAGGGCTTTCGGTCTGCTAACCACACGCAGCGGGAGATAGGGACCACCTCCTCTGAACTCATTGTCGTGTTGGTTGTGGCTGCCGGTCTTGCACCGGCATTCGAAGGCTAACCATCTGCATTACTTTTATGCTAAACCACAACGGAAAGAACATTGCGCACATTGCCTGGGGTCTATGCTGCTGCGTGGATTGGCTTATGAAGCCGTCACGCCAATGTTCTTTCCGTTGTGCCCTGTTTCGTAGGGCCTACGGCTCGGCGAGGTTTTCGACAGCGTCTGCGCAGCAGTTCTATCTAATAATCTGTCCTTACGACCTAACTATACAACACTATTTAACGTCGCGTCCAACCTTTTCTGCCTGCTGCCACAGCATCCCGTCGAACAGTGCCAGGCGACCGGCAGTGCGGCGGCGCAGGCCGAGGAGTGGCTTGCCATTCTGGTTGATGAACAGCGCAATCTTGGCGCGCAGTGCGGCAACGTCACCACGACGCAGCGCCTGGCCCGTACCGGTAGAGGCCGCGATTACCCCCGCGCCTGCGTTGTACACCAGGTCGCATACAGCGTCGAACTGCGGTTGTGTCAGAGAGGCGGCAGCGGCTGCGTCAACGGCCTGTACTGCTTTAGCCATATCGTTCGCCAGGAGTCGCAGGGCTTGCTCCTCGCTCATGACCTGGTCGGCCGATACGTCAGCACCGTAATGGCCGTATCCGATAGTCCAGTACTTCTCTGCTGCCGTTGCTTTATACGCTTTGGCCCGGAACTGTTCCCAGGCGGCTGTGAAATGTAAGCCATTCTCACTGATATTACGTGGCATATCTATTTACTCCGATTGTGTGCTTTGGCCTGTTTAACCTGAAGGGTATACCAGCTACGGAATCTTTGCCAGGCTCCAGACCCGAGCACCATACGGCGAACCATAGTGACGCCTATAAACACCAGCAGCGTGTTTACTGTGCGTGGTGGGTGGACGCCTTGCACCATGTGGATTATCGCAGCGATGCAGCAGGTAGAGATACCCAAGTAGAGCACCCGGCCCAATAAGCCGTCGTCAATCCGGGTATCAAACACCTGCACCAGGCAATAGAACAGGATAAGAAGGCTGCCGGTTAGGCCGAGGGTGTTATAGAATATTGTGAGGTGAATCATCGTTACTGTCCCTTACCAATGTTGAAACGGGCCTTGATGATTTCCACAATGTCGGCGGCATCGATTCCGCGTTTAACAGCCTGCAGTACGGCAGCACCGAATATGCCAATTGCAAAGCCGAAAAAGGTACGCGCTCCGTCGCCAGTGATGTGGAAGTAGTCGGCGAGATAGGGCGCGCCGTAGAAACTGGATAAGCCACCACATAAGGTGAAGTAGAGCTTCTGCTTGGCTGTCTTAATCTCGGTATACATAAACAACCCAACGAAAGCACCAGCCACCCCAGCCAGCAGCAAATCCAGTCCGGCCTCTAGCTTTTCAAGCAGCCACATAATAAATCCCCCGTGGCCTTATCTCGCCGTTAGTCTGGTTCATTCAATAGCCCCGTGCTGTTTTAGTAAATAGGAATGTTCTGAACGAATAATAACCGCTAATGTTACAAATAAAAAGCCCGCCGTAGTGGCGGGCCTTAAAGGGTGTGTTTTCAGAAGAGTTGTATTTTAACTTCGCCCTTCAACGTTTCAACAATCAGTTCACCGTCGATGTGCTCCGGGTACCCGCGCTCGTCGATTTTAACCCTGACGATTTCGCCGAGGATGTCGTCGGCATATATAACATGCCACTGTTTAACACCATCCAGCCAGACATAAGCGCGCTCGCATGGTGCGATAAGTTCCCCGTGAATATCTTCGTCTACTGTAATTCTCATATCGCATCTCTCGTTCGTGGTTGCCGTGGGATAGTATCCGGATGATGGCCCTTCACGACCCAATGACAGAAGAGCCTGTACGCCAGTGACGCACGCTCTGCAGTGTCGAACGTACCCAGCGAGATTACATCAGCCAGGTGATTAGCCTGACTGCGGAACCGGCCATTAGGCGCTTTGGTAGTGCCCTTGATTCCGGGCTGCCGGCGGTAGCGGTGTTTGCCCATATCACTGCTCCTTCTTCAGTTTGTAATAGGCGCGCTCGAAGCCCATCCACCCACGCCAGTAACGGAACCTCTGCCATTTAGTGTGGAGAAGCATCACTTCACCTCACTCGATTCAATCGCCTTACAGCTCTTCCATCCGAAGTCACCCACTATCCGGAACGCCAGGCGGCCTTTAGGTGTCTCGCGCGTCAGCATACTGCGGTCTTTGTTCTGGTATGTGTTAATCAGGTTCATGTTCTTGTCCAGGGTGCTGTGACTGTACTGTGTGAGCTCTCCGTCAGCCTTCAGGAAGCGCAGAGGCTCTACGTTAACCTCGTACAGGCCGCAGGCATAGGTCGCTGCCAGAGACGGCAGAGGCAACAGGAACAGGGTTAGGAGGATTGGTTTCATATCTTACCCACCGTCCGTTCGGCCCACGCCACAAAACGTTTACGTGTCGTCGTCGCATTAACTGACCAGCGAAAGGCCCGCTTATCGAGCCAGGCCGTGATGTATTCTACGAACAGCAGCACCAGATAGACCGGGGTCAACAGGATGCTGCCGATTAACCATTTGGCGTGTTTCATGATTTTACCACCCGGTAGGCGATGATGTCGCCCGGGCTCCCGTTATGGGACCAGTCATACACCTGAGCGCAGAACCCTGAAGATACGTAACCATCGCGGCGTTTGACATCAACACAGGTTTCACCGTCCCGGGTAGGCCACCCGTCAGCATCACCACACCACTCAATCCAGCCATCGTCCGCCGCCTCAGTATCTTCTTTTCTGCAGCCCGCCTGCTCCGTCTCTCTGAAGTATGCAGGGTCTGCGCCCAACATATCTTTCAGCGCGTCCCGCTCTTTAACCAAATTGGCAACACGGCCCTTAAGCTGCCGTATGGTGTTGTCGCGCTGCTTCAGCAGAGACTCAAGCGACTGCTGCTTCGGTTTAACTGCGGCAATGTCCTGCGCCAGCATCGCATCGTTGAGACCTGGCGTTGTAGCATCGATTCTGCGCTCTGTATGGGCCACAGGAGCGACGTTGGTGTTATTCAGGTGCGCCAGTACGTCATGTAGCGCATGAGCCAGCCTGATGGCGCTGGTGGGGATTGCCGTGCCGCTCGCAAGCATCGACACCATAGTGTCCTGGTGGTCTTTCAGTGTTTTCATTTTACGTTCTCCATAGAGGGTTCAACTGCCAGCTCGTCGCCGTTGCATGGGTAGATTGCGTCAAGGAACTCAAAATCCCACAGCGCCTCGCCTAACGCGATAACCGAGTAATCAAGCATGGTCTGTCTCCTTCTCAGAGATACGCGCAGACTGCCAGTCAGCGTCACAATCCAGTGGGCGGGAGGTTCTTTCGTAAAGGTCAATCGCTTGTGAAACGAGAATCAATTCGTAACTCATGGTCTGTCTCCGTTGTGATGTTACAGTAACAATACAACACTAATATTATGGGGTCAAGCACCAAATTGCGGCGACATGCATAGTGCGCGATTTAGTTGTGTTCGATTGAATTGACAGCTATCTAATCGCTTCCTACCAAGTCGCGCACCATTAAGTAGCAGGCTAACTAACTATGCGATACGCGACGATGGTATTGTCGCCGGCGAACCACTCCCAGTTCCAATCTTCTGGAAATGTATCTGTAGACGTTTCCCCACAGCGAAACATAACCTGTGTACGCGCACCCGCCGCTACGGGGCACACACCACCACCACGCCACTCAATCCAGCCATCAGCATCGGCGGCCATTGGGTGTTCATCTTGTGAGGCAAGCAACCCAACAAAAGTAAACAGCTCACGGTCTGTATTAGCGAACTCATACGCGGCCTGCATCTTCTGTTCTGTTGTTGCCGTGTGCAATCTGTTCAGAGCGTCGCGGTTCTCGAGGATAAGGTCTGTCAGTTTTTGTACGTCATACTGTGAAATCATCTGTAATACTCCTCTGTTTAAGATACACAGACAATACAACCGTATTACCCGTGTGTCAATCGCTGTCGCTAAATTCTTTGTTGCCGTGTTGCATGCATAACTGAATAATCATCTAGGTGGATGGTGGGTCCGACAGACCACCACCATTCATCGTTAGATGATAGTGTCGGAAATTCTGTCGGAACCCCCGGCAACCCGCACCGTTACTCAATCCGACAACTTTCCGACGCACTGTCGGGAACCAATTCTGTCGGAACTTTTGTCGGTGCATAACTATTCACTATTTTTGCCTAACTATTCAGTCGGATTTTGTCGGCTGAGCGTGGTTTTAGTCTGCTAAATCCACATCTTCTAATACATCAGTAAAGTCATTCGGGCCGACAGGAATACGGAACTGCAGGTGTCTGTCCTCTTCTCCGTTAAGCAGACGGCCTTTTTTGTCGCGTCCGTAACAGATGATATTACGTTCCGCCAGGGCAATTACTGCTGGTCTGCGCCTCCCGCCGTCACCGCATATCTTCATAATTTCCGAAAGACTATAGCCCTGCGGCCGGTCTTCGGAATCCTGCAGTGATTCCAGGGCGGCGTAAACTTTACCCTCGTCCCCCTTCAGCATCGGGCCGTCGCTTTTCTCCTTAGCCTCTTTAGCCGCAGCCTTGCCGACCTCTGCCGCCTGTGACATGAACGGTGATAAGGCCACAGGGATAAGCACCAGCGTCTCGTCACGTGGTGAGGAGTCGAACGGGCGCACGGTCAGCCCTTCCAGGTGCAGCGAGAAGTCAGGCGGCAGCTTATCCGACTGCAGCGCGATAATGGCGTCGTCGTGCGTCTTCTCGATAATGATTTTGCACTTGGACAGGGTGAAGCCGCGTGGCTGCTGCTTGGTGCGGCCGCGGGCCTTCTCCATGTAGAAGTTAAGATGCAGCGGCTGCGACTCGTCAGGCTGTTCGATGAAGTAGACGAAGTCCACGGCACCGTGAAGCGCACCGGAGCCGCGACCAATACGACGGGTTCCCTTCTCTGATTTAGCCGGATGATGCACGACGCCTGCACACGCACCCGTCTCATCAGCAATCATCTTAAGCGCGGTGGCGACAGCACCCATATCAGAGGATGAGTTCTCGTCGAACGGGTTTTCCCGCAGTGCGACAGCCTGGTTCAGTGAGTCGAACGCAACGATGCCGACCGGGTCAGTGCCGGCTTTCTCCCGGATGTAGCGCAGGATAGCCCTGCGTCCGGTCTTGCTCGTCATGTCCCAGCCTTCTGACTGCAGGTCAACAATATGCAGCCACGACAGGTCGTCGCCGTAGGTGAGCTGTAATGCCTGTTTGCGGTCGAGCGTCGTGCTGCCGCCTTCTGCATCGAAATAGAAGCAGTGCGAGCGTATAACCTTAGCGCCGGCGAACGGGATACCTGCTGCAACACACGCCATCTGCCCCAGCAGGAAAAATGATTTACCGATGTTGGATTCGCCGACCAGCTCGAAAGAGGACTTGAAGTTAATGATGCCGTCGATGATGGGGTCGCGCTTGGTGAACAGCGACGCCGGCTCGTCCATCAGGTCCTCGTCCTGGCAGATATGTGCTTCCAGACCCTCCGCCGCGGCGTCGACCTGCTCGCGGTGCGTGTTGGCAATTTCCTCTTCATCGAAGAACGGCAGCAGCTCCTGCAGTTGCTTCTTACTGATGTTATGCGCTTCGGGCAGGTAGTGGTTCGGTACGCCCGCCAGTTGCAGCGACAGGTGTTGGTGCCCGTTCAGGCCGCGACAGTGGTCGTGCTGGCAATTGAACCGCACTTCAGGGTGTAATGAATCCGGCAGCAGAATAGCTGTGCTGCCGTCTGTGCCGTCGTTCGATGAGTGCGCCATGTGGTTAGGACACTGGATAGCCCAGCCACGACCGGACGACATCATCTCCAGGCCCATCTCGAATGCCCAGCCTGCGATAGCCTGGCTGTTCTCCGACGCAGAGGCTAATGCCTCTTCTGACCACTTAGTGTTGCCGGATTCGGACGGAGGCTCGTAACCATTGTTCAGCATACGGGTGATGCTGACGGGCTTACCGGTGCCTTCTTCCCATTCAGCGCCGTATGGCGGCACGAACATGATACGCGCGCGCTGGCAGGCGGTCAGGTCGACGCCTTCCGTTTCATCCAGGCCGATTGTGTGCAGGAATGAGTGCTGGACGTGCCAGATTTCGTCGGCGTCCATCGGTCGATTGGTCGGCACCAGGAAGCGGACGGCGCGCGAGTCAGCGCCCCCTTTCAGTGTGTGGCGGTCGGAGCTGGTGCCGTGCATGAACCAGGCATAACCCTTCTGGGTCAGTGTGCGCTTAACCTGGCGCACCTGGCGTGTGGTGACGCCGTCAAGGTCAATATAAAGGATAGAGCGGCCGAGAATAGTGTCATTACTGCGCACCTTATCTACGGCAGCGGCGATATAGTTCTGCTGTTTCTTTTTGCGGTCGTACTGCTCTTCTGTTTCTTCTCCGGAAAATTCGATGCCTAGTGAAGGCTCGTCGATATAGTCCATCATGTCCGCAACGAACTCAGGCCATGTAAGGTCGAAATTGCGGGCACGTTTCTTTTTGGCGTCGTGGCCAATAGAGAAAATAATGTTATCCATGTTGGTTCTCACTTGTTGATTTAATCGCCAACATGATTAATAATAATAATGTTGACGCTTAGAGGTGTCAGTAACAATCCTAACTTCGAGAAAAGCCCCTACTATACTTGGTCGGGGCTTCTTTTTTATTCTTCCCCTGTAGCCAGCCACTTCGCATCGCACTCCAGTGCATCCGCCAGTTTGAAAATAATTTCTGCTCCTACCATTTTAGTGCGGCCGGTAACAATGTGGCCGATGCCACCCTGTGTCATGCCGGCGCGCTCTGCCAGGTCCATCTGGGTAATGCCTGTCGCCTGCATCATGCGTCGTACTCGTACGTTCAGACCGTTACTCTCGTATCTCATTTAGGAATCCTCATGGTTGTATGTGTGGAGACTATACCGTAGTATTGCATCACACGGCAAGCATGAAAATAAATTGGATAAAGTGCTTGCAATCGTTAATACCGACGTATTATAGTTTGAAGCGTCAACCACATATCACTAAGGAAATAACCCATGTTAGATAAATTTCTTGTACTGTTAGAACGTTTCGTTGTTGCTCACGAACTGATTGCCAAGACCAATGCAGAGCGCGGTACTCTTGTTGTCGGAGACTTTAACGCTGAGTTGGCGGAGCCTGCCGTTCGAATGGTCGTTAAAGAACTGCCTGTCGAAGGTGAAGAGATTATCGACACGCCGAAGAAGTCAAAGGCCAAAGCGGCAGCCAAGCCAGAGCCTGAAGACGACCTGGCCGACGATGAAGAGCTGGAAGAGAAGCCGGTGCGCAAGTCTAAAGCAAAACCTGCGCCTAAAGAAGAGCCGACTGCTGATATCGCGGCTATCCGTGAAGATATTAAGACCATCGCCAAGCACATCGCGGCCGGCGAGTCTGACCAGTGCGCCGACCTGTTTGACGAGCTGCTGGAAGAGTACAAGGTGCGCACTGTAACCAAGCTGCCGGATGATGCAGTAGAGGCGTTCTTTAAAGACGCTAAGACACTTGTCGCCAAATACTACGATTTAGAAGATTAATCACTATCGCCCTGGTTCGCCGGGGCCTTTTCTCAAGAGGGTTAGGTTATGAAATTATCTGAAACTGTAAACGTATTTCCGGTACGTGTTGAAGTTGAACCAGGAGTAATATCACCCGAGATAGTTCTTTACGGATGGCATTCCGGGCTAGACGCTGAAGTAGGTATTTCTCTCGACGCAACTACCGCAGCAGAACTTATACCTGTTCTGCAACACTTCATCAAAACCGGAGAGTTGTCGCAATGAAATTCGAACTCTATGAAGCAACCGACAAGCGTGACAACCGCAAGATGATGTGGCTGCGTGACCTGGATAATAACCGTGTCGCTACGTTCTGCCACAAATGGGCCCCGTCGCGGATTAAGCACCGCACGGCAGCCTCACCGGACAGCATCATCTGGGAAGATGGCGACCTGTTTAAGAAGCACGCCATCCTGATTGACCGTATCGACGTGTGGGAGTTTTCGTTATGAAAAATTACCGTTATGTTCACTTTGTCGCACGTTTCAATAATCGTTATCTCTCCGGTGTAATAGACGCTGCGGCAGAAACGGACGCTGTGCAGGTCCACGAAGGTATCCAGCTTCACGTTTGCCGTAAGTGGCATTTAAGCGAAATGCATCAGGACGACGTTATTGTCGAAGAGATGAGGCCGATTGAATGAAACTAAAGCTGAAAGGCACCACGACAAACTCTAATCACGACCATGCCTTACTCTCACCAAGCGCCGCCCGTAAATGGTTAGGTTGTCCTGCGGCGCTGGCGTGCGAGTTCGGGGTACCTAACGAGTCGGGTGCTGCCGCAGTCAATGGCACAGCAATGCACCATATTTCAGAGGTTATCCTGGCTCGGCTGATTAACGGCGAAAAGGCCGACGCTAAGCCTTACAAAGGGTCACACGTGCTTAACAACGGTAAAGGACCTATCAAGGCACTGGCGGCACCGATGAAAGGCGCGGTGCTTATCACAGATGACTTCGTTAGTCAGGTGGATAAGTACGTCGACTACTGCCGCCCTATTATCGACGCTGCCGAAGTCGTAGAGGTGGAATCCCGTGTTAACCTGACGCGCATCCTGCATCCGGGCGTCGAGGTAGACGGTAAGCCACTGGCTACGTTCGGCACTGCGGACCTGGTGGCGGTCATGCCAGACGGTATGCTCATCGTCGGCGACCTGAAGACCGGACGTCACCGCGTATCGGCCAAAGAGAACAAGCAGATGATGCTCTATGCTCTGGGCCTGCTGCGTGTCTACCGTCGCCTGTATGACATCACCGCCGTGCGTCTGGTTATCTTCCAGCCGTATGCGGGTGGGGCCGACGAGTGGGACATTACGCCGGAAGCACTGGAGCAGTTCGGCAAGTTTGCGCAGACGCGTGCGCTTAAGGCTATTGACGCGTTCCAGCGCGGTAAGAAGGGTCTGAAGCCTGCTGACTTCCGTCCTAGCGCAGACGCCTGTCAGTGGTGCCGCTTTGCAGAGAAGTGCCAGGCTAAGCGCAAGGTTGCTACGTCGGGTATAGACTTCGTGGTTGTGTCCGACGAAACGCCACTGGAGATGTCCGTATCTCATCTTAAAATGGAGTGGGACAAGCTGCCGTTGATGTCCCAGCACATCGCTGACATCGAGAAGGCTATGTACGCAGCGTTGATGCGCGGCGAGCAGATTGAGGGGCTTAAGCTCGTCGAAGGTCGGCCGGGTAATCGGAGTTGGGACAACCCTGTATGGGTTGAAGAGCTAGCCTGCAGGCATCGTGTTGACTACGATTTGCTGATTAAAAAGTCCGTGATGAACCCTGCCGAGGCGGAGAAGGTTTTAAAGGGGGCCTATGACCGTATGT